CAGTTCCGATAGATTCCAAACTGCAATCCACCGATTTTATTAGCCATAAGTGTTACAAAAATGCTTGACCACAACAAAATAATGATGAAAGCATTTGTCAGGATGGCAGGTGCTTTTTTTGTGCCTTTTTTATGGAATTTAGGGGGTGAGCCGTATGGCAGGGAACAGAATTAAGGGGATCACTGTCGAGATTGGCGGCGACACCACGAAATTACAGACTGCCCTGAAAGGGGTTAATACAGAGATCAGGAATACGCAGAGTCAGCTGAGGGATGTGGAGAAGCTTCTGAAGCTGGATCCGGGGAATACGGAGCTGATCGCGCAGAAGCACAGACTGCTGGCACAGGCGGTCTCTGAGACCAGGGAGAAGCTGGAGACTTTGAAGACTGCGCAGCAGCAGGCGGATGAGGCACTGCGGAACGGAACGATTTCCCAGGATCAGTATGATGCCCTGCAGAGGGAGATCGTTGAGACGGAACAGAGACTGCGGAGTCTGGAAGAGCAGGCGAACCAGTCTGCGACTGCCCTGCAGAAAATCGGGGCAACAGGTGAAAAGCTGCAGACAGTTGGAAACAAGATTTCTTCTGTAGGACAGAAGCTGCTTCCAGTGACGGGAGTGGTGACAGGGCTTGGAACGGCGGCAGTGAAAACTGCCGCTGATTTTGACTCTGCGATGAGTAAGGTGGCGGCTGTGTCCGGGGCAACGGGATCGGATTTTGATAAGCTCAGGGACAAGGCCAGGGAGATGGGTGCCAAGACAAAGTTCTCTGCGACTGAGGCGGCGGATGCCATGAACTATATGGCAATGGCCGGATGGAAGACAGAGGATATGCTGTCCGGTATTGAGGGTGTTATGTACCTGGCTGCTGCATCTGGGGAAGACCTTGCAACGACCTCTGATATTGTGACGGATGCGCTGACAGCTTTTGGGCTTACTGCAGCGGATTCAGGACATTTTGCAGATGTGCTGGCGGCTGCTTCCAGTAATGCAAATACTAATGTGTCCATGATGGGCGAGACATTCAAGTATTGTGCGCCGGTTGCCGGGGCGCTGGGATTCTCGGTTGAGGATACAGCGGAAGCCATCGGTCTGATGGGAAATGCCGGTATCAAGGCTTCCCAGGCCGGTACTTCCATGCGTTCCATTATGACCAACCTGACTGGGGATGTGAAGCTGTCGGGTGCGGCAATCGGGGACGTGACCATTGCTACCACAAATGCGGATGGTTCCATGAGGAGCCTGTCTGCGATCCTGGCTGACTGCAGGATGGCTTTTGGCGGAATGACTGAGGCAGAGAAGGCGAATAACGCGGAGACTCTGGTTGGAAAGAATGCAATGTCCGGGTTCCTAGCACTGATGAATGCGGCTCCGGAGGATATTGCAAAGGTATCTGGGGCAGTGAATAACTGCAAGGACGCGGCAAAGAACATGGCGGATACCATGCAGGATAATCTGGAAGGACAGCTGACTATTCTGAAGTCACAGCTTCAGGAACTGGCTATTTCTTTCGGGGATCTGCTGATGCCTGCGGTGCGGAGTATTGTTTCCGGACTGCAGGGGATGGTGAATGTGCTGAATGCCATGCCGGACGGGGTGAAACGTGTGATCATGATCGTTGCACTTCTGGCTGCGGCATTGGGGCCTGTGCTGATCATTATAGGCAAGACCCTTTCGGCCATTGGAACGATTATGACATGGGCACCGAAGCTTGCCGGTGCGATCAGTACGGTGAAGGGTGCTTTTGCAGCACTGAGTGCCACGATGATGGCGAACCCTATTGCAATTGTGATAGCTGCCATTGCAGCTTTAGTGGCGGCGTTTATTTATCTCTGGAATACGAATGAGGAGTTCCGGCAGTTCTGGATCAGGCTGTGGAATGAGATTAAGGAAGTCGCTGTTCAGGTATGGACGGCGGTTTCGCAGTTTCTGGTTTCTGCCTGGAACGGGATCCGGAATACGGCGGTGGCTGTATGGAATGGCATCAGGGATTTCTTTTCCGGTCTGTGGGCTGGGATTAAGACACTGTTCACAACGGTTGTCACTGCAATTTCTACTTTCCTTGTGGGAGCGTGGAATGGGATCCGTGCTACGGTTATGACAGTGTGGAATGCGATTTCAGCATTTTTGGGTTCTGTCTGGAATGGGATTAAGTCTGTTATTACGAATGTGGTGAACGGGATCCGGACATTTTTGCAGACATCGTGGAATGGAATCAGAACAATTATCACTACGGTGATGAATGCAATCCGGACGGTGATTTCTACGGTATGGAATGGAATCCGGACAATTATTTCTACGGTACTGAATGGAATTAGGGGTACTGTCAATTCCGTGTGGAATGGGATCCGGAATACTATTTCCTCTATAGTGAATGGAATCCGGAATACGGTATCCGGTGCGTTTCATGCCATGTGGTCCGGTATCCGGAGCACGATTTCCGGAATTTATAATACGATCCGGGATGGACTGGGAAATGCGGTGAATTATATTACGGGTCTTGCATCTGCCGGATGGCGGTGGGGTGCGGATATCATCAATGGCATTGTGAATGGTATCCGGAGCTGTATTGGTGCAGTTGCCAATGCGGTGACAGATGTGGCAAATACTATTCGTTCCCATCTGCATTTCTCTGTGCCGGATGAAGGTCCTCTGACGGATTTTGAGAGCTGGATGCCTGACTTTATGAATGGTCTGGCTGAGGGCATTGAGAAGAGCAGGGGAATGGTGAAGGCGGCTGTGAACAGTGTGGCTGCGGATATGGTGGTTTTGCCGCAGATGGCTGTGGCAGATGGCAGTGTGATGACCGGTGCGGGATCGTCCGGCAGTGCGGATCTGACGGCGGGCATTGTGTCGGCGCTGAAGGATGTGCTGAGTGATCAGAAGGGACAGCAGGGGGATCTGGTGATTCCTGTTTATCTGGGAAACCAGCTGCTAGATGAGGTGATCGTGACGGCGCAGCAGAGAATGAGTCTAAGGAACGGAGGTAGATAGGATGGCTTTTTTTCAGTATCTTGTGTTTGACGGGGAGAACCTGCCGCTTCCGGATTCTTATGAGGTGGAGCTGGAAGATGTGGAGGCGGATTCCGGCGGTGAGACAGAGGCGGGAACGACACAGAGGGATGTGGTGCGGCATGGGGTTGCACGGATCCCCGTGTCGTTTTCTGTGACTGCGAAGTGGCTTAAGAAGCTGGCGGTGTATGCGAAGAAGGATAAGATCAGTGTGCAGTATTTTGATGCGGAGACAGCGGAACTGAAACTGGCGGAGATGTATGTGACGGGGTATAAGGCGAAGCTGAAAAAGGATACCAGTTATAAGGGACTGTGGACGGTGAGTTTTACGTTGAAGGAGATGTAGGAATGTGTGATGACGGAAAGCATTGGAAGGAGTATAATAAGTTCATAAATTAAGTTGCGGAGGTGCAAAAATGAATGAATTACAAACTTCCAGATTGCCATCGAATTTTTATGTTTATGAGAAGAACGATTACCATTCTCTGGACTGTCAGCAAGAAAGTGAAGAACTATTAGAAGTTATAAAGACAGCAAGAAAAGAAAGCGATGTGCAGGACTATATTAAAAGAAATAAAAAATGGTTTGTTCCATTATCCATATTGAAAGCATATGACTTTGGGCATCATTTTTCTTGTGTTGTACCAGAATATCAATTAGGTGCAGAATACAGATTGGATTACCTGCTAATAGGTAAAAATTCATTAGGGTATCAATTTGTGTTTGTGGAATTTGAGGATGTGAATGTAGATTTTAAATTAAAAACAACAAATTCGGAAACTGATAAAGTGAGAAAAGGAATTAATCAAATTCGTGATTGGAAGCGTTGGATTGAACAAAATAATGGATATTTTTTTAACTCAGAAGGCATAAAAGAATTTACAAATAATATGCCTCTATGGGCATTTCACTATTGTTTGATTGTTGGTAGAAGAGACAGAATGGATGATATGAGCAATCAGCTGAGGGGAGAAACAGAAAAAGATACAGCAGTAAAAATAATGAGTTATGATCGCCTTGTAGATTATGTGGAATTGTTACACAATGGGATATAGGCAAAATATTATTTGGAGTGCATAAATGAAAGGAGGAGCCTGTTATAAAACGACATAAGAATTGCATGAATGGTATCTGAAACATTGGACCTATAACAGATAGGATGATTATATTTACGAAGGCATCGGTCACCTGGTTGGCTGGTGCTTTTTTCGTGGGGAAATGGAGGTGGCGGGATGTATCCGGTGTCGGATGCTTTTCTGAGGGCAGTTAGGAGTAATACAAGGAAATATTTCTGGACGGGTACGATCGTTACCGAAGGCGGAATGACGTATGAGTTCGGGGCGAAGGAAATTGTGAAGGGTTCCGGATATATTTCCAGGCAGTGCTGTGGAAGCACGGAGATTGAGCTGGGAACGGTGTATGCGGCGGAGATGGGGATCACGCTTCTGAGTGATATTGACAGGTATACGCTGGAGGATGCGCTGGTGACGTTGGTGTTTCATTTGGTGCTGGCGGATGGTTCGGTGGAAGATGTGCCGATGGGAGTTTTTGAGGTCAGTGAGGCGAACCGTCTGGCGAAGTGCCTGGAACTGAAGGCGTATGATTTTATGCTGCGGTTTGATAAGAGTTTCAACGGATTTGAGACTGTGGGGACTGCTTATGATTTTATTGCTTTGTGCTGTAAGCGGTGTAAAGTGGAGTTTGCGAATAAGAGGGCGGAGATTGATGCCATGCCGAATGGCGGGGTGACGCTTTCTGTTTATACTGAAAATGATATTGAGACCTGCCGGGACGTGCTGTTTTATGTGGCACAGGTTCTGGGAGGTTTCTTTATTATCAACAGGGAGGGAAAACTGGAACTGAGAAAGTACGGGAAGGATCCTGTGATGAAGGTGGAGCAGAGACACCGTTTTTCTTCCAGTTTTTCGGATTTTATCACCAGGTACACGGCGGTGAGTTCCACGAATAAGCAGACGCAGATTGCGGAGTATTATGCGCTGGATCCGGATAACGGGCTGACCATGAATCTGGGTGTGAACCCGCTTCTGCAGTTTGGACTGGCAGAGACCAGGGAGATGCTGTGCAGGAATATCCTGGCAGATCTGTCCGTGATCCGGTATGTGCCGTTTGATTCGGATACCATCGGGAACCCTGCCCTGGATCCGGGGGATGTGCTGACGTTTGCAGGAGGACAGGCGGATGAGGGACAGATCACCTGTATCACTTCCATCAGGCAGAAGATCGGGGGAAAGCAGAGCCTGAAATGTGTGGGGAAGAACCCAAGGCTGGCTCAGGCAAAGTCAAGGAATGACAAGAATATTTCGGGGCTGCTGAACCAGATTGAAGATAATGCGAAGACTGGGAAGATCGGGATCCACACGTTTACTAATGCTTCCGTGCATGATATCGGGCAGACCAGGGTGAAACTGATCAGTATCCAGTTTGCTTCTTCTGAGGAAAACCATATGCAGTTTTTTGCACAGGTTGTTGTGGATGTGGCTGCGGATCCGGTGGAACGGTCTGCGGAGGCTTCCGGGACTGTGGTGATTCCATTTCCGGGCGGAAGCAGTGACGGAACAGGAAACGGCACGGGTGGTTCTGATGGAACTTCTGAGGGTAATAAAACTGAGAATGCTGTGACAGGGAGTGCTGCTGAAAATGTTTCTGGGAATGAGAATACAGGAAGTACGGATGATGTCTCTGGTGGATCAGATTCCGGATCCGAAAGTGGTTCGGAGGTTTCTGTGGATGTGAGCCTGCCGGTGAAGTGGCAGGAGGACGGACAGGCGGTCTGCCATGTGGTCTTTGAATTTAATAATGAGGAGATTATGGAGCATTGTCCGGTGGAGACCTGGCATTCCGGGAAACATATTTTGTCACTGTATTATCCCATTGAGAAGATTGTTGCCAATTATACGAATACATTCAATGTGTATCTCTGGATGGAGAATGGCAGCGGTACAGTTGATGTGGGAGACTGCATTGCTTCTGTCAGCGGACAGGCAATGGCGGCTGGGGACGCATGGGACGGAAAGCTTGAGGTGGAAGATTATACCAGGAGATTTGCCATTGGCGGAGGACTGGATGTGAATGTTTTCCGGGATTCGCTGTCCATGCAGATGAAAGAGACAGTGAACAGAGGCTTTGAGGTGTATTTCGCTGAGAGAGTGGGAATCAGTGGTTTCTGCAGGCCGGTAGAAATGGAGGGTGTATGATGAGATTAAAAGGTGAGATGGTCATTGAACTGACCGATACGAATACGGGTGCGGTGGAGAAAGTTCAGGAGACGAACATGATCACGGAGGCAGTGAATAATATTCTGGGGCTGAATCCCATGGGGATTTATCTGAAAGCCAGCGGGGAGTATGACAATTCTGTTTTGTGGAACGGGACGCTGCTTCCCATCTGCCCGAACATGATCGGCGGGATCCTGCTGTTTCCGGCAGTGCTGGAAGAAAGGGCGGATCATATTTACGAGCAGGGGAAGAACCTGCCGGTGGCTTATGCTTCCAACAATGTTAATTCCGGTTCCAATGTGGCGAGGGGAAGCCTGAACCAGACGGAGAGCAAGAAACTGGACAATGGATATAAGTTTGTGTGGGAGTTCACTCCCAGCCAGGGAAACGGGAATATTGCAGCGGTGGCACTGACCAGTGCCCTGGGCGGGCAGAATGCTTTTGGCAGTGCGGCAGGGGATGCCAGCACGTTCCTGCTTCTGAAAAAGGTGGATATCGGGGATATCCCGAAGGCGAAGCAGATGACACTGTTTGAGGCAGTGGAGCTGGATTTTGAAAAGAACCTGCTGTATTCCATCACCTTTGGGACTTCCAGTGTGACCATTACGAAGATCCGGATCCCGGTGTTTAACATCGGGCTGAATGAGAAGCTGGATGATACCACGTATACCGTACTGGAAGAGCAGACGCTGACAACGGAAAGCTTTACGTTCCTGGGGGATTATACAAAGTACGGGGAATTTATGGACGGACATGACGGATACTGGTATGGATTTTCCAATGAGCCGAACTCTTCCGGGGATGCGAAGATGGTATGGATCCGGATCTCCAAAAAGGATTATTCCTTTACGGAGGGAAGCTGGACACTGTCCAAGGCGAAGCTTTCGGAAGTGGGTACAAGGGCAAAGGACGGTTCCTATCCGGAACGGAATGTAAAATGCTGTGTGAGGAAGGGGTATCTGTATGTGCCTTCTTATGACAAGAAGGGAGTTTATAAGATCAATACTGCAAATTCAGCGGATGTGACACTGATCCCGCTGGGCTTTACTTCCAAGCTGAAATCTCTTGGGGAGGCCGGCTCCTGTGAGGTGTATATGACACTTCTTGGGGACATGATTCTGGCAGGGGATTTCCAGATCACGGCGGATGACAGGGTGATCAAGACACAGGGGAGCGCAAGGTTTGAAGCTATGGCAACGCCTTTGTTCCAGTATAAGAACTTTGTGTTTATGTGGGGCGGCAGTTACGGGAAGGAGCACAGGTGTGCTTATCTTCTGACGCCTTATCTGGCAAGTATCAATAATCTTTCGTCAGC